AATGATGACTTTGTTCGCATTGCTGGTGCTCGTAGGTCTGTCAAGTACTATTTTTCTGACCCTGAGATCACCCTTAAATCAGCACCAGAAAAGAATGTAAATTTTCCAGGTGCAGATATTCAGTTTAATCTTACAGCAGAAGATCTAATAGCATTGCAGAAAGCATCTGCTGTGTATAGTCTTCCTGATATGTCTTTCCAGTCTAAGGATGGTAAGGTTAGATTAGTTCTATCCGATAAGGAGAATGATACTAGCAATACATATAAGCAAGATATTGTTGGTGAATGTACTGGTGATTATTCTTTAGATGTTAAGATTGAGAACATTAGATTGCTACCAGGTGATTATAATGTTAAGGTATCTAAAGCATTGATTTCAGAATGGAATAATACTACATTAGATTTAACCTATTACATTGCGTTAGAACCATGACCCATCATACAAGAGTTGTTCAGATTTCTTTTACTCCAAAGGAGCAAGATCTTCTGAAGATTCTTGATGAGTTAGTAAAGTATGACCTTGCTCCTAATAGGTCAGCATGGTTCAAGAATCAAATTCGTATGAGATATTACGATTTACGTGAAAGGGGGATTATTACACAAAGTGAAGAATGATTTTTTATGGGTAGAACGATACCGTCCTACCATTGTTGATGATTGTATTTTACCTGACAGTATTAAGAATGTATTCAAGGGGTTTGTTTCTCAGAAAGAGATACCAAACCTTTTGTTGTCTGGATCTGCTGGTGTAGGTAAGACTACAATTGCCAAAGCTCTATGTGATGAGATTGGTGCATCCTACATCATGATCAATGGATCTGATGAGGGTAGGTTCCTTGATACCGTTCGTAACAGGATCAGGACATTTGCTTCAACAGTCTCATTGACCTCTGGAGCGTCCCACAAGGTCGTTATTATAGATGAAGCAGACAACACAACCAACGATGTCCAACTGTCCCTTAGAAGTGCTGTGGAGGAGTTCCATAGTAACTGTAGGTTTATATTTACTTGCAACTTTATTAATAAGATTATTGAACCACTACACTCTAGGTGTACAGTTGTTGATTTTCGGGTAAAGAATGGACAGAGTGTAGCATTACAAGGACAGTTTTTTGAAAGACTTAGAACTATATTAAAAAAAGAAGATGTTAAATTTGAAGATAAAGTTCTGGCTAAACTTATTAGGAGGTATTATCCTGATTGGCGTAGGCTTATCAATGAGTGTCAACGCTATTCTGCTAATGGATCCATTGACTCAGCTATTCTCGTGGATGTTGCTGATGTTAATCTTGATAGTCTTCTTTCGGCACTAGCAAAGAAAGAGTTTACTACAGTTAAGAATTGGGTGGTGCAGCACATGGACAATGATCCTAGTAGTGTGATGCGTAAGATTTATGACAGTTTGTATGGTGTATTAAAACCATCATCTATACCTGAAGCAGTTCTTATAATGGCAAAGTACATGAGAGACATTACTATAGTTCCAGATCAAGAGATCAACATGCTTGCATGTTTAACAGAGATTATGATGAGTTGTGAATTCAGATGATAGAGTATCAAGGCAATTTAGATATTTTTCCTACTACGATTCATAGATTTAAAGTAGATCATGATTTAATTGATAAGACTTTATCAAAGATTGATATTGATGAAAAAAATCAAAGATCATCATTACAAAGCCAAGGAATTTTAAATGATCCTAAATTCTCTGATATGCAGGATGAAGTTTTAAAAATAACTCAGAAGCTTTGTTCACAATTAACAAGTAGATCTAAGGCAGATGATTGGAATATTGTTGGTGGTTGGTCAAATATACAAAGACCTCAAGGTAAAGGATTTACTTTTCATAATCATGTAGATTCTTTTGTATCGGGTGTATTGTATCTAAAGGGTTCAAAAATGTCAATTTCTTTTAGAGATGAACCAAGGTTGGCAAGTGTATCTAAACCACTTTGTTCAGATTATGATATAGTTGTTAGACATACTTGGAATCCAGATATTACACTTCCTGTAAATGTTGGAGATTTAATAATTTTTCCTTCTTATGTTTTACATGAACCAAATACAAATGAATCAGAAGAGTATAGAGTTAGTATTTCTTATAACTTTATGCCTTCTCGTACTAATTCAAAGAGAGAAATGCCTTGGACTATGGAGTTAAGACTATGAGCACAAGTGCAATTAAAAAATGTACTAAGTGTCATCAAGAAAAACCTATTGAGTCTTTTCGCACGAGAGGTGAAGGTAGTTCATACGGCAAACTTCGTTATCAACATTGTAGAGAATGTGAAAGAATGATTTGTAAAGTAACTCGTGATGCAAAGAAGAGATGTACAGTTCCTAAATCAACTCATTGTGACATGTGTGGTAGAAAAGAAAATATTATAGAACAAAAAAATTCAAGAATAGTTTTTGATCATGATCACAAAACTGGTAAATTTAGAGGATGGATATGCGATAGTTGTAATAGGGGATTGAGTAATTTGGGTGATGATCTTGAGGGAGTTGAAAGAGCAAGAAATTATTTGATCAAGAATTTGACTATTGACTAAAACTGTGCTAAATTAACATAGCAAGTGGAGTTAGAAATGACTGAACTAAAGAGACCAAATCCTTACAATGCCAAAAACACTGAAATCACTGAAGACACCACTAAGATATCCAGGAGGGAAGAGCAGAGCAGTAGTAAAGTTACTCCAGTACCTCCCAGACCTTACCCAGGTAAAAGAGTTTAGAGAACCATTTTTGGGTGGTGGGTCTGTTGCACTAGAAATTACAAAGAGATATCCTCATATAGAGATCTGGGTCAATGACCTGTACGAACCTCTGTATAATTTCTGGTGTGAATTACAACATAACGGTCAGGATCTTCAAGATGCTATTTGGTCTAAGAAGAATCATTATCCTGATCCAGATACTGCAAGAAAATTATTTAATCAATCCAAGGAGGAAATAAATGACCCCGATCTCTCAAGCTTTGATCGTGCTGTGGCTTTCTATATTGTCAATAAGTGTAGTTTCAGTGGCCTCACTGAATCTTCGTCATTCTCAGAGCAAGCATCACAAAGCAACTTTTCCTTCAATGGAATTGATAGACTCGTGGAATACTCAGAGATTATTGAAGGATGGACAATAACAAATCTTTCTTATGAAAGAATGTTATGCGATGATAAGAATGTATTTACATACTTAGATCCACCATATGATATCAAAGATAATCTATATGGTAGAAAGGGTGGTATGCATAAGTCATTTAATCATGATGAGTTTGCTGAAGAATGTGACAGATGGACTTCTCCTATGTTAATATCTTATAATTCTGACCAGATTGTTAAGGATCGTTTCAAGGAGTGGTCAGTTGGAGAATTTGCACATACTTACACCATGCGGTCTGTGGGATGCTATAATAAAGATCAAGCAACCAGAAAAGAGTTAGTCCTTACGAACTATGAAATGTGATGTAAAACTTTACGTAGCAGGAACAGTCTTTACAGAGACTGTACAAGCACGTAACTACGAAGAAGCAAGACAAGTTGCTCTTGCCAGAAATCCTAACGCTAAGGTTATGGGTGTTAATGCTAATTTAAAAGGATGAGTAAAGAAGAATACACTAAGATGGATACTCAGGGCATGGGTTCTCCCATGTCACCTGAAGAACTTGCTAAATGGAAAGCATCACCTGAGTATAAGAAACAGGTTCATAAACCTGCCATCGTTAAACCAATGCGGTTGTTTACTGAATGGTATGCTAAGGAGATGAAGATACTTATCAATGAAGTATTAGATGAGAGAGAAGGTAAGACTGGTGTATCATATTTTGATACTGAACACTTTAAACATCCTGTTGGGGAAGATGAACCACCTTATGAAAAATGGCAATGAATTATAAAGATTCTGGAGTTGATATAGAGGCAGGTAATGCTTTTGTTGAAGATCTAAAAAAGAAAGCACCTACTATTGGTGGATTCAATGGTATGTTTGAGGTTCCTCGTGGTTATGAGGAACCTGTTTTAATATCTGGTGCAGATGGTGTAGGAACTAAAATGAATATCTGTCAGGTTGCTGGTGACTATACTACTATTGGTATAGATCTAGTAGCAATGTGTGTTAATGATGTGATCTGTAGTGGTGCTAAA